TTTGATGGAGGATTGACAGATGAGATGGTTGGATACTGCAAACAAGATGTTGAAGTCACTGCTTCACTATACAAAAGTCTTAGCGATGGTCTACTGGTATGGGATCGGAGCGTTGATATCGAACACAGGGTTGCCGAGATTATTCAGAGTCAGCAAGAAGTTGGTTTCAAGCTGGACATTAGAAAGGTCATGTCCCTCTTGGCTGAATGGAAGGATGGACTTAATGAGATCGAGCAAGAACTCCAACAAGTATTTAGACCGATAGTAACAGTACGTTACAGCGAGAAGACAGGTAAGAGACTCAAGGATTTAGTTGAGGTATTCAACCCCGGCTCTCGTAAACAAATAGCTGAGAGACTTATGTCTCTTGGCTGGCAACCTGACAAGCACACAGAGAAAGGATCGGTGATTGTAGATGAGAAAGTATTATCAACTATTAACATCCCTCAAGCTAGGCTCATCGAGAAATACTTACTGCTTCAGAAACGGGTGGCTCAAGTTGAATCATGGCTTGAGCATGCTGATAACGAGGACAGGGTACATGGTTCGGTCATCACCAACGGTGCAGTCACGGGACGAATGACACACAGTTCACCTAACATGGCACAAGTACCGCGTGTTGGTAGTGCGTATGGTGAGGAGTGTAGGTCTTGCTGGATAGCAGACGATGGTAAGGTGTTGGTTGGTATTGATGCCTCTGGTCTTGAGCTACGTATGCTGGCACACTACATGCAGGATGAGGACTACATTAAGGAAGTATGTGACGGTGATATTCATACTGTCAATATGAAAGCGGCTGGTCTAACCAATAGAGATCAGGCAAAAACATTGATATATGCTTTCCTTTATGGTGGAGGTCCGGCTAAGATAGGTAGTATCGTAGGTGGTAGTGAGCGTGAGGGTAAGAAGTTGATTGATAAGTTCCTCGATAACACACCAGCTTTACGTACACTGAGACAGAAGGTTGATCGTCTGTCTAAGAAGGGGTGGTTGCCGGGACTAGATGGTAGACGTTTATATGTCAGGTCACAGCACGCCGCGCTTAACACTTTGTTGCAGGGAGCAGGTGCAATTGTTATGAAACAAGCATTAATTCACTTGCATGATAAGTTAAAATGTGGTATAATGGATGCTCAGTTTGTCGCTAACGTACACGATGAGTGGCAGATTGAGACTACGAAAGAACTTGCTGAATCTGTAGGACAGTTTGGAATACAGGCAATTCAGCAGGCAGGACACACCCTCGGGCTACGCTGCCCACTCGATGGTGAGTTCAAAACTGGAGCTAATTGGGCAAGCACACACTAAGGAGAAGTATTATGTTAGATCTTAAACCATTCAGAGTTAAAGCCGACATCATGTGGGCATCTCTATCAGAACCTAACTCTCTGTCAGGCAAATACCAAGTTGACCTGTGCAACTTATCTGACGAGGCTACGGACAAACTGAAAGAAATGGGAGTCAACGTCAAGCATGCTGACGAGAAAGGTAACTATGTTGTAGCGAAGTCTAAAGACTATCCTATCAAGACTGAGATGGAAGATGGTAGTCCCGTCAATGTCAAGGTAGCTAATGGTTCTAAAGGCACAGCCACCGTTAAGCCCTACGAGTATCAGTTCAGAGGTAAAGCTGGCGTGTCTGTTGGTATCAACAAGTTGGTGCTTAGTCATCTGATCGAGTACACCGGTACTCCAGAAGAAGAAGCACTGGAAGAAGCTCTCTAAATGAATCCGTCAATGCAGAATGTAGTAGCTCTCATTGACGGAGACATCCTTGTCTATAGAATAGGGTTCTCTGTTGATGATCTTGAGGAAGAGAAGTTTGCGATAGCTCGCATGGGACACTTCATTGATAACCTCATAGCCTTTGAAGGTGTAGTAGATTACAAGGGCTTCATCACAGGGAACTCTAATTACAGAACAGAGATAGCGACTGAGCAAACGTATAAGGGGAACAGGGAGAAAGCACGGAAGCCCATACACTACGATGCTCTCAGGGATTATCTCATGGGTAAGTGGAAGTTTAGTTTGATTGAAGGACAAGAGGCAGATGACGCAATAGGTATCGAGGTATACAACCATGCCGAAGATACCTGTTGTGTTATGTCTATTGATAAAGACCTCAACATGCTACGAGGTTGGCACTACAATTTTGTTAAGGAAGATCTTTACTACGTCACTGAACAAGAGGCGATCAAGAACTTTTACATTCAGATTTTAACAGGGGATAGAGTAGATAATATTCCGGGGATCAAAGGAGTTGGCATAAAGAAAGCTGAGAAATTGTTACAGGAATGTGACACTGAGGAGTCACTGTACGATGCGGTAGTCAAAGCATACGACGGTGATGTTGATACAATCAAAGAGAGAGGACAGCTTTTATGGATCAGAAGAAAACCAAATCAATTGTGGACTCCACCCCAGACATAGCATACATAGAATGGGATGACGCTTGCGCTGATGCAGGCTGGGAGTTCACAGATAAGACTGACATTCACCATGTCTCAACCATAGGGTTCGTGGTAGCAGAAGACAAGAAGGCTATTACAATCGCAGTGTGTTGGGCTGGTCCTGAATCTAACTCGCGGATACATATACCAAAGGGTTGGATCAAGAAGATCAAGAGATTTAAACTGAAACAAATACTAGGAGGGAACAAATCATCAAGACCCAAAGTGCAAAAGCAAAAGGAAGAAAACTCCAGCAGTGGGTTAGGGACATTATCATCGAGAAATTTATCTTTTCCCGGTCCGATGTAAGAAGCACTAGCATGGGTGCTGGTGGTGAGGACATACTGTTTAGTCAAGAAGCTGGTGATAGGCTAGGCATATCAATAGAATGTAAGTCACGCAGTTCTATTGGTGTATATGCTTTCTATTCTCAGGCGTCAGACAATACACCTGAAGGTAGAGAACCTGTGCTTGTAGTTAAACAGAATCATTCCAAGCCACTAGTTGTTATTGATGCGGAGTATTACTTTAGTTTACTTGAAAGGATAAAATGAGACACTTAATCATTCCTGATACACAATGTAAACCTAACAATTCTTTTGAGCATTTAGAATGGGCGGGTCACTACGCAGCAAAGACTAAACCTGATGTCATAGTACACTTAGGAGATCACTGGGATATGCCAAGCCTCAGTGTCTATGACGTAGGCAAGAAGTCCTTTGAGGGTAGGACATATAGCGATGACATCAAGGCAGGTAACGCCGGGATGGATGCGTTTATGAAACCTATCCTTGAGGAACAAGACAGACAGAGGAGGGACAAGAAGAAGATATGGAAACCAAAGAAGATATTTCTTATTGGCAACCATGAGCAGAGGATCGAGAGGGCTATCGAATCAGACAGGAAGCTAGATGGTTTGATAGGATACAGAGACTTCAACCTAAAGAAGTACAACTGGGAAGTACACAACTTCTTAGATGTTGTGGTTGTTAATGATGTAGCATACTCTCATTACTTTACGTCAGGTATCATGGGCAGACCAGTAAGCAGTCCGTCGTTGTTGTTACAGAAGAAGCACATGAGTTGTATCATGGGTCATGTTCAGGACAGAGCTATAGCTTTCAGTAAGAAAGCAGATGGTAATCGTATCACTGGTCTGTTCGCTGGTATCTTCTATCAACACGAGGAGGCGTATCTAAACCCACAGACTAATGGTTCATGGTCTGGTGTCTGGATGCTTAACGAGGTACACAAGGGTAGCTTTGACGAGATGCCTGTATCAATTAATTACTTGAGGAAAACTTATGGACACAACTGATATACTGATGGAAAGAGAGCAGACTTATGGACGATACGAGATCGTGAGTAACATTAGTCAGGAGATAAAGCGAGTGATGCGTGAGTCTCCTAATTATAAGATCATGCCTAACTTTGCACGAGAGAGTATGGACATGATTGCTAACAAGATAGCTAGGATTCTTAATGGTAGTTACTACCACGAGGATTCATGGCGAGACATTAGCGGTTATGCACAGCTTGTAATAATGACGTTGGAAGATTTACACAATGAACCTGACGCTGCCTGAACTAATTGATAAGCTATCTCAGATGGACGAGGTAGATATTATTGAGTTGCTAAACCTTACGACTTATGATATACTTGTAAGGTGTGAAGATTTAGTTGAAGATAATTATGACAAACTTATAAGGATAATAGAATGATGGATTTATACCAAGAGTT